CAAGTACCAGCTCCTCGAGGTCCTCCGCCCCTGGCGCGTGCCGCCGCACAAGGCGGGCGACTATTCCATGAGCCATCTGGCGAATATCGAGGCATCGAACCTCGATTACCTGATGACGGCCCTCATGTACTGGCTGGTCGCGATCGAACAGCAGTGCCACCTCAAGCTATTTAGCGCCGCCGAGCGGCGGGCCGGGCTCTACGTGGAGCACAACGTGCTGGCGCTCTTGCGCGGCGACATCGTCAGCCGGTTCAACGCCTATCACGCCGCCCTGGCCGACGGCTGGATGAGCCGGGACGAAGTTCGGCAACGCGAGAACCTCAACCCGATCGGCGAGGAGATCGGCGGCGGCAAGTACCTTGTTCAATTGAACCAGACCACGCTCGAAAAGATCGGCGAGGAACCTGAGCCTCCAAAGGAAGCCCAGGCTGAAGTGCAAACAGGCGAGGAACCTGCCGCTGAATCGCCGAATGGTGATGGTGCTACTTTGGAACCAGCCAACGGCAAGGTTCAGGAATGAGCCGTGTTTTCGGCTGAGCGTTCGAGGTAGCGGGCGGCGGCGCGAAGCAGGGTGGGATCGTCGAGGAGTTCGGACAGGGACCTGTTACATGCATTGCAGATAAGTCCCCTGATGCGGCCAGTTCTATGGCAGTGATCGACAACAGGTTTAAGGTTGCGAATAGCCTCATTGAACGGCACGCGGCAGATCGGGCAGCGATGCTCACAACCCTCAAGCATGGCGCGGTATTCATCCTCCTCAAGACCGTATTTGCGCTTGCGGTCCCAAGCAACTTTCCTCGCTTTATGCTCAGAATTATTGGCCAATCGTTCACGGTAGTAAGCAGCCTGCTTCACCTTGAACTCAGGATCGTTGGCGCGTTGTTCTCGCCGCCGAGCAATGAGATTGTTTCTGTACTCGGGATCTCTAGCGCATCGCATGCGGTAGTAAGAAATCCGTCTCGCTCTCAATTCAGGATCATTGGCACATCGCTCGCGTGCACGCGCGTTTTCCTTTGCCCTGTACTCGGGATCGGCCCGTTGCTCGCGTTGTCGAGCCATCCGTTTCGCTTTTTGTTCTTCCGTCTCGCCTCTCCGCGGGACCAGCTCGAACGGTTCTTCATCGCCCGACGTGATAGACTTGCTCTCAGCCATTGCCGTGTCTCCGATAAGACAGGGTTGTGGTCAGGGGGACGCTCGGAGTAACGATCCGAACGTCTCCTGTTCATTCTACCACCTATGGCATATCTCTCAACGCATCAAATGATGACGATGCAGAAAATCAACGCGAGCGTCCAGGAATGATGCCACTCGCTCAAGTCGCGGCCGGCGGCTACTCGCTGGGCCAACTGGCTATCTTCGTCGTCGTGATCCTGGCGATCGCCGGCCTGGTGATGGTCGCGGTCAGGGCGTTCGGGATCAGCGTCCCCGGCTGGCTCATCCAGGTGATCAGTATCGTGGTCGCGGCGATCATCATCATCGCGGCCATCAAGATCGTGATGAGCATGTGAGCGGAAATGATCGCCTCGTTCGCCTTCGAAGAATCGTCCGTCCTGCGCACCGCGATCTATGACCCGGCCGACCGCATCCTCCGCCTCACGTTCCGCGCGGGGGCGGCCTATGACTACGAGGACGTGCCCGAGGATATCTTCCGCCGGCTGATCACGGCCGAGTCGGCAGGGTCGTTTTACAACCGCGAGATCAAGTCGCATTTCACGGCCCGGCCCGTGCAACCCAAGGCGCCTCCCGGCACGGCTCCCAGTAGTGGTTAGACTCGCCCGACCGGCGGAATTGGGCGTCTTCGATCCCCTCGTGGTATCCGGCCCCGAAGCCGAGCCAGCCGCCGGCCACGAGGCCGACGCCCAGGGCGGCGAATGCGAACAGTGCGGTGATCACGGTAGCGGCTCCTCTGGTTTCAACCTCGATCGGAAAACGTCATGACTACCGAGCGGCGGATTCAGTCTACCCCAGAGCTGCGGATCGAGCGACGCGCCGACGCTTCCGGGCAGACGCCCTACCTCGTGGGATACGCTTCCGTCTTTAACGAATGGACGACTCTTTATTCGAGTGCGAGCTGGGTCTGGCGTGAGATCGTCCGCCCCGGCGCCTACTCGGCCGGGCTCGCCGAGCGGCAGGACGTCCGGTCACTCTTCAACCACGATCCCAATTTCGTGCTGGGGCGAACCGCCGCGGGCACCCTCAGCCTGAGCGAACGAGACAAGGGCCTCCTGCAAGAGACCAGGCTGTCGGGTTCCCAGACAATCCAGGACCTGGTCGTAACTCCCATCGAACGGGGCGACATCTCGGGCATGTCGTTTAGCTTTCAGGTCCGCAACGGCAACACCGGGCAGACGACGGTCGACAAGGGGGACGGCACGCTGATTATCAAGCGGGCCGGCGAGCGGATCACCGAGTACGTGAAGGGGGATACCCTCTATACGGATCGGGAGCTGCTCTCGTTGGATCTTTTCGACGTCACGGTCGCGACCTATCCCGCCTACACCGGCACGTCGGTCGGCCTGCGGGCCGGTTCGGACATCGACTTCGCCGCCTGCGAGCGGGAAGCGAAAGAGCGTTTTGAAGCAAGCAATCCTGCCCGCCGCGACCAGCCGCGGCGGGGCCCCGGCTGGAGTGTCAGCGCGGCGGTACGACTGAGGCTGGCGGAGGCTGCATCACGGTAACGATCGGCCCCTTTACCTTGGAGACTTCCCATGACTTCGATTGAACTGAGGGAGAAGCGGGCCGGCATCATCAAGGAAGCCCGCGACAAGTGGACGGCGGCGGAGGCCCGCGAAGACGGACCGACCGCCGAGGACAAGCAGGATTTCGATCAGGCGATGGACGGCGCCGACGGCCTCCTGGAGAAAGCCACGCGGATGGAGCGGATCGAGACGGCCGAGGCCGATCTCGACCTGCCCACCCCGCGCACCTCCGAGCCCCTGCACACCGAGACCCGCAACGGCCAGAACGGCGAAGCGGCCACCAGGGAAATGGACGCCAAGAAGCGGACGGCCTGGCGGCACTGGCTGCGCACCGGCGATGTCAGGCAGGAGCTGCGCGCCGAGCAATCGCGGGCCCAGAACGTTGAGCTGCGGGATACGATCATCTCCACGGACGCGAAGGGTGGATTTCTTATCACGCCGGTCCAGATCAGCAACGACATCGTCCGGCTGATCTCGGATGCCGTTTACATTCGCAAGCTCTGCGAGGCGGCGGGCGCCGTGACGACCGTCACCGAAGCCAAGAAGCTGGGCATCCGCAAGCGGATCACGGATATGTCGGACGCGAATTGGACGACCGAGGTCGCCCCGGTCACCGAAGATACCACGATGGCCTTCGACCGCCGCGACCTCGAGCCGCAGCTCTGCTCCAAGCTGGCGAAAATCTCGATCCGCACGCTACTCCTCTCGACCGATGCCGAGAACGAGGTCAATCAGGAGCTGGCGTACAAGTTCGGCATCACGGAAGAGAAGGCTTTTTTGACCGGGTCGGGAACCAACCAGCCGCTGGGTGTGTTCACCGCCTCGGCGAATGGCATCAGCACGGCCCGCGACGTCAACGCCGCCGCGGCAACATCGTTCACGGCCGACAACCTCATCGACATGAAATACAGCCTGAAACAGGGCTACCAGACCGACCCCTCGACGTCCTGGGTCGTCTCCCGCGAGTTCGTCAAGCGGGCCCGCAAGCTCAAGGTCGCGACGACGACGGGCGGCAACGACCTCGAATACATCTGGCAGCCTGGCATCACCGGCGGGCAGCCTGACCGTATCCTCGACATCCCCTACTACATGAGCGAGTACGCCCCCAACGCCTTCACCACCCTGCTCTATGTCGCGGTTCTGGGCTGCTTCCGGTTCTACCGCATCGCCCAGGTGCAGGAGATGATGATCCAGAGACTTGTAGAATTGTACAGTGGTACAAATGAGGTTGGGTTCATAGGTCGGCGCTGGACAGATGGGAGTCCCGTCCTCGAGGAGGCTTTTTCACGGCTCAAAATGGCGTGAGTATATGTTGATGCCACATGATGGAACTACGGATATGTGAGGCTTGTCTGATGCCAGTAAACATGCGATAATGATACGAGAAGCGGCCGGAGTTGAGATCCGACCGCTCCTCTGACCACAACCCTGTAGGAGCAGGATCAATGGCTGAGAGCAAGCCTACCACATCAAGCGGCATTTACATCATTCGCTGCCTGAAGAACAACAAGGTCTACGTCGGGAGTGCCATCCGGTTCACTATCAGATGGCGTGAACATCGTTGGGCGCTGGCGAAGGGGACGCATCATAGCGTCTTGCTTCAGCGGGCGTGGAACAAATACGGGGCCGAAGCGTTCGAGTTCGTTATCCTGGAGAATTGCCCGCCGGATCAACTCCGGAGCCGCGAGCAGCACTACATGGATACGCTAAGGTCATACGAGCCCGCACAAGGGTTCAACATCAATCGGGATTCGAAGACCCGTCTTGGAATGCCTACTAGCGAAGCAGCCAAGGCGAAAATCTCGGCGTTCAACAAGGGCAAGATCGTCAGTCAAGAAACACGGTCCAGGATGTCGGCCGCCTCTCGCGGTCGTAAGTACAGCGAAGAGCACAGAGAGCGGTGTCGCAATCGGAAGCATAGCGAGGAAACCAAGGCCAAGATGGCGGCGATCGCGAAGCGTCGAAAGCCGACACGGACAGGCGCGAAGCTCACCGACGAGACCAAGGACAAAATCGCAGTGGCTCATGCCCGGTTGAGCCGGGAGCAAGTCGAGCGGATCATGGCAATGCTTGCCGATGGCCTGAAGCCCAAGGCTATCGCCGATCAAATCGGCTGCAAACCTCAGACCGTCTATGAAATCCGATGGGGGACGCAATACACCTGTTGGACCGGACTCCCCCGCCGATATCACCCCTCTCAGACCAAGCGGCCTTGCTCGTCCCGGCCCGCGAGTGGCCCACTCATCCAACAAAAATTGAGGTTTGAATGAAAGTCAAGATGCTGACCATCGCGGCCGGTCCCGACCCCTCGCAGTATCACGACGCCGGGACCGTGGTCGACCTGCCCCGCGCCAAGGCCAAGGAGCTGATCGAGAGCGGCCAGGCCGTTGCCGTCGACGAGAAGGAGGGCACGCTCGACGTCGAGGACGCGGCCGAGCCCAGGACGCCCAACGAGGAGCAGGCGGGCGAATTCGGCAAGCGGGCGATCACCCCGGAGACGACCACGGCGAAGCACGCGCACGCCGAGGAAGCGGTCAAGGTCGAGCACAAGGTCAACAAGCACTAGCGCCAAACCGATGATCGTGCAGCACTGGCTCGACGATCAATCCTCGACCGTCTTTCCCGATACGGAAGAGGCACTCGAACGGCACAAGCCCC